TTATGCGACACTGTAAACCTCTTTGGCGCGCGTGGTGAACGCCTGAACCATATTCGAGGCCAGCTCTTTAAAAATACGGCCAAACGCCAGTTCGATCAGCTTATTGGTAAATTCAAAATCCAGATGAAACTCAATGCGGCAGGCGTCAGCGCTCAGTGGCGTAAACTTCCACCCTCCCATCAGTTTTTTAAACGGACCATCCACCAGATGCATCAAAATACTCTGATTGCTCGTCAGGGTATTGCGCGTGGTGAACGTTTTGCTGATCCCCGCTTTGGAGACATCCACGGCCGCAGTCATCTGCGTCGGGCCGGATTCCAGCACCCGGCTACCGGTGCATCCCGGAATAAATTCCGGATAGGACTGAACGTCGTTCACTAACTGATACATTTGTTCCGCGCTGTAGGGAACAAGCGCGGTACGGCTAATCTGAGGCATAGCATTTTCCATGGTCACACAACAGACAAATAATAACATTTATCACCTGTTAAAAAAACGCTAAGCCTTATCTCGTGCTAAGATAGCGCGTTAGACCTCACAGGACGCAATGAGGTGACTTTTTAAAATCAGATTACCGACGGCTTTACGACACTTATGACGAAGAAAAAAGCACATAAACCTGGTTCGGCGACCATTGCGCTTAACAAGCGTGCTCGCCACGAGTATTTCATCGAAGAAGAATTCGAGGCCGGCCTTGCGTTGCAGGGCTGGGAAGTAAAATCGCTGCGTGCCGGGAAAGCCAACATCGGCGACAGCTACGTGATCCTGAAAGACGGTGAGGCCTTCCTGTTCGGCGCGAACTTTACGCCGCTGACCGTCGCCTCTTCACATTACGTCTGCGATCCTACCCGCACCCGGAAGCTGCTGCTGAACAAGCGCGAACTGGAATCCCTCTACGGACGCATCAACCGCGAAGGCTTCACCGTGGTGGCGCTCTCTTTGTACTGGAAAAACGCCTGGTGCAAAGTGAAAATCGGCGTGGCGAAAGGTAAGAAACAGCACGACAAGCGTACTGACCTGAAAGCACGCGAGTGGCAGCTCGACAAAGCACGTATCATGAAAAACGCAGGACGTTGATTCTGCGCACTTATTGTACTATTCAATAAGTTAGCGTTTCAGGCTGGTGTCGAGGAAGTAAAATCTGGTATACTGAGTTCAACACTATTGGGGCTGATTCTGGATTCGACGGGATTTGCGAAACCCAAGGTGCATGCCGAGGGGCGGTTTGCCTCGTTAAAAGCCGCAAAAAAATAGTCGCAAACGACGAAAACTACGCTTTAGCAGCTTAATAACCTGCTAAGAGCCCTCTCTCCCTAGCTTCCGCTCTTAAGACGGGGATCAAAGAGAGGTCAAACCCAAAAGAGATCGCGTGGAAACCCTGCCTGGGGTTGAAGCGTTAAAACTAATCAGGCTAGTTCGTTAGTGGCGTGTTTGTCCGCAGCTGGCGTGCGAATGTAAAGACAAACTAAGCATGTAGTACCGAGGATGTAGAAATTTCGGACGCGGGTTCAACTCCCGCCAGCTCCACCAAATAAAACAAGGGGTTACGTGAAAACGTAACCCCTTTTTATTTGGCAGTGGCGGCAAAATGGCGGCAGCCACTTTGCCCACCGTTCATCAACGTCTGTAGCCGTTTATGTAATAAAGGTGATTCACATGGAAGAAATGCATTTTGTTTACATCAATGCTAATGCACGCATTGGTGCCCATTCGATAAGTAATGTTAGCCACAGCGATAGCCACATTCAGGGGATATGCCAATCAGCTCATTCGATTAGGACGTTTCGTAAGGATAGAATTCTTAAGGAATTCTCATCAGCAGATGAAGCTCAACAGTCCTGCCAGTCTTTCCTCCCTGAGAACTACCTTCATTTAACCAACGTAATTAAGCCCAAAATTCTCACTTTTGATGTCTGTTTTACAGGTTTCAAAAAGGCAGATAAAGAACGTTTGATAGAAGTTGCCGAGGCGCACAGTCTGACCGTAAGAAGTTCAGTTACTCAAAATCTGCAGATGCTCTGTTGTGGATACAATGCTGGCCCTTCCAAAGTAAATGCTGCACGTATGAAGGGAACGATCGTCATTGATGAGGAAAGTTTTATGCATTTTATAGAAACGGGTGAAATTCCTGACGCATAAAAAACCTGCCGCAGCAGGTTCTTTATTTAAAAATTCATGTGCCCTTGACCACCCGACGTAGGGTGTGGCGGGGCATTGTTAATTATTGACGGCGTAACGATAAACCTCACTACCGTTTCATGGGTGACAAATGTGCTGCCGCAATTAATGTTCTGGCACTGGCAGTAGCGCTCCTTCGTGCTATCAGTAACCTGAAAGCTGCTCCGAGTGTGTGCCGCATGTCCACACTTTGGGCAATTCATCATTTTTCATTCTCCACCACCATTAAAATATCAATAATGATACACAAAGAATCAATATTGAGAACCTATTTATTCCATTTCAAAATCATCAATTTTGACCTCCAGCTCCAGACTGGTAGTAAAACCATTATCCGGGCTGACCGTATGCGTCAAAGTTGTAATGGTCCATTCGGCATCGTCGATAGGCTGCTTAAAGCCGCTCACCTTTACTGGCATTTCGGTGTAGAGATCTGCCCGGCCCTCTGCGAGTTGCAGGGAGAATGACGCAACACCACGCTGCAGGCGCTCCCATTGCATTTTTGCCGCACGCTCAGCATTGCTGCGGTTTGCGTAAGTACGATTAAGAACCAGCACGTTTTCATCCGTTCCCACCAGATAATCACCCTGTTTTGCTTCCGGCTCTTTTGGCACGGTGGTTTTCTTCCGACGGCGCTTAACCCTGGTTGTTTCTTTTTTCTTGGGTTCGCGGGTATGCAGCCAGCTGGCAATTACTCCGGTATAGGCACCACGATCAGCCAGGGTAAAACGATGACCGTCACCGGCTTTACGCTCAATGGTGATAACCGGCAACGGCTTACCGCTCGCCGTTCTTCCCTGCCCCTGTCGGATAAACAGCAGGTTTCCATCCTTAACGGAAGCAATCGCCCCATACTGCCGCGCCAGCTTCATCAGGAAACTGGCATCGCTTTCATTGGTCTGGTCCATGTGATCCAGCGCCTTATCCGTCAGGTCTTTACCCAACGCCATTTTGAGGTTATGCCGTGCTGCGATTTCCTTTACCACATCGCCAACGGTTGTCTGGTGCCATGACTTTTCGCGCCGGGTATTGAGGGTTTCACGGAAATCAGCGCTACGGGCACGGATAGTCAGACGATCAGGAGCACCGCTGTGCTCAATCTCATCGACAGTAAACGCCCCTTTAGGGAAAAGCGGCTGGCCTTTCCACCCCAGCGCCAGCTGAATAACAGCACCACGTCGCGGCAGAACGATCTGCCCGTCGGCGTCGTCCAGCTCCAGATCAAGCTGGTCAGCCTCAAAACCCCGGTTATCGGTCAGCGTCAGACTCATCAGGCGCGCATCCAGCGCGGTGGTCACGTCCTTACCTTCAATAGTGATACTGAAAGCCGGGCTTTTGCTGTTCAGGTCAAAAAGATCAGAGCTAAAATTCACTGCAGCAACCCTCCAACAGTATTTTTAATATTACCTATCGCAGACGTTGCAGAGTCCTGCAGGTTACTGAGCTGATCGCTGAGACTGCCGAACATATCAGACAGCGACTCATCAACCCTTTTCAGGGTCAGCGTAAACTCAATACGGCGAGGCATTCCGCTTTCAAAAAATTCCGTTTTTGTCTGACTCAGGCTCTCGATTACAAACATGCCGTAAATGGTCCCGCTTCCCTCAATCAGGGGCCATGCTTTGCCCAGCTCTGCCATTTGCTCCAGCGCGAGCAATGACAGCCTGCCCCCGGTGACCTCCGGCAGCAGTACGCCAGATAACGTCAGCGAGTCATTATCCGGGCCAATGAACTGCGTTGATGGTCGTCGGTTCACCCGACTGTTGGCGGCGTGTCGCCAGCTTCGCTGATACTGCAGCTCCTGATATGGCACTGTACGCAGCATAAAGACATATAACCCCAGCACCATCATCATGATTCATATCCCCCTTGATCACTGAAATTACTGCGTGCTTTAGCCCTGGTCTTGCGCTCGCGTTCGTCAAGCTGTCGGGCAACTTCACGGGCAATATCTTGTGCACTCTGCCCTGGCTGAGCATAGATAGTGATCGGCGCGTGAGTTTCAAAGTGCATCACTGGTGGCGCGCTGGCAGATTTCGCAGGCTGGCTTTGTTTATATGCCACAGTAGGCAGACTGTAAGGATGTAGTGGAGCAGCCTCTGCAGGCGCTGCCGCTACGCCCATGACGCCTGCAACGACGGAAGCCAGCGCAGCAGTGCGCCGTCTGCTGGTCACATTTGCGGGACCGTTCACTATTTCGGGGCCGTTCTCCCCAACGATGCCAAACTGACCACGCGGGATCGTGCCACCGCTGTCATACATGCCTGTAAACCCCATCGACGGAAATCCGCCAGGCGGCAACACCACCTTACCGTCACTGTTCACCGTAGCAGGCTGCTGTCGTGTAACCTGTTCAGGTAGTTTTGCTTTTGCCGCTTCCTTACTGACGATGCCGAGTTTTTCCAGCAACCACGACACGCCTGACTTGAGAGACTCAAGCGGGTGCATCACCATATTCAGACCTTCCGCCAGTGCCTCACCAAACCTGCGGCCCATTGCAGCTGCGCTGTTCAGTTCTTCGGAAGTGGATTTAACCGGCGTAAGCAAATCAGTGAACCACCCCCACAAAGCCTGCACCTTGTCGCCAATCCACTGAAAAACAGGTCGCAATGGCTCAAAGGCAGCACATATCGGTGCAGCAGCGGCTTTGAATCCCTCCACCACACCACCCAAAAATGCGCTGATCGGCTGCCAGTATTTCCAGACGACCAGCGCCACGCCAGCCAGCGCAGCCACAACCAGACCTATCGGACTGAGCAATACCCCAAGCACGCTGCCAACGCCCACCAGAGCTGCACGCAACAACGCAAACGGTGACATGGCGAGCCATTTAATCACCCCCCCAGCCCCCCTTACCGAAGTAACCAACGGTGCAAAGGCAGCACTTGCCAGCCCGCTAATTTTCGTACCGAGCAGGCGGACCGCTTCGCCGGGGTTACGAAAAGAGGACACCAGATTTTCACCCGCCTGCTGGGCATGCTCTTTGATTTTATCCAGTGCCCCGTCGCGGAACGCATCCAGAATACCGCCACCGTCATCATCCCCGCCGCCGCTGAGAGCCTCTCGGATACGGCTTATCCAGTTAACCGTTTCGCCCGCTTCATTTCCCGAAAACAGCCCGAGCAATTTTTTCAGTGCATCGCCGGACTGGAATAAACCGGGTGCAAATGATGTAAATGCCTGGCTTAACCGTCCAAGAAGTGGACCAAACCGACCCAGCCCAGTGATAGCCAGCGATTTCATCCCAAAGCGCAATAATGCCAGCGGCCCCAGAACAGCTGCCATCGCAATAGCCAGTGTTCCGAGTGCCAACGTCACCGATGCCACCACGGCGGCAATCTTCATTAACCGGCCCGCTAGTTCCGGGTTGGCTTCTACCCAACGGCGCATCACACCAGTAACGCGCTTGACGGCATCCATGATTTCCATCAGCGGAGCACTCAGTGTTTCACCCAGGCTGCTTAAAACATTTTGCGTTCCAGTTTTCACCAACAACCACTGCGCAGATAAAGAGTCTTTGTTGATATCAGATTCTTTCTGCATTGATCCGTTAGCATCGCTCCCAGCAGTCAGCTTCAGCTGTCGCTGGAGCTCAGGCAAATTGTTCGCAAGTTTCGCTGCATCATCACCAAACTCTTTACCAAATACTAACGTCATTGCACTAAGCCGCTTGTCCTTAGGCAGGCTGTTAACTTTCTCAAGCACATACTGGATAGTCCCTATCGCATCACGAGTCATATCCTTCTGGATCTTCTCTGGGTTCAGCTTCAGTAGCTCCATTCCTTCGTAGAAACTTTTGCTCTGTTGGGTAGCAATAGATAGCTCGCGCACCATCGCATTTGCAGCACTGGCTGCCACTTCAGGCGCAGCGCCAAGAGACAGGAACGTGGAGCCAAGCGCCGCCGCCTTACGAAAGTCCAGGCGGTCAGCCACGCCACCCATACGCTGCAGCACGTCAATAATGTCCGCGCCCTTAGACATAGCGTTATCGTCCAGGTAATTCAGCGCATCGCCCAGCTGCTCGATATTGCGGGTCGGCACCTTGTAAAGGCTGGCGATTTTACCCAGCCCTTCAGCCAGTTCATCGGCGGGCAGTTCAAACGCCGTGGCCGCTTTGGCCGCCGTACTGGCAAAGGCCAGCAGGTCACGTTTCTGGTCTTCGTATGGATCGTCCTGGTTGGTTACGCCCATACGCGCACCACCTTCAACCAGTGCGGCATAGTCTATAGCGCCGTTCTCCATCGGCAGCTGTTCGCTGGCGGCCTTGATGGCATCCTGCATGTCATAAAACTGTTTCGTGCGGTTGCCGTTATCGTCCCGCAGCCCGTTAACCTGCTTTGCCACGCCTTTCATGGCGTCTTCCATACTGGCATAGCTTTTCACTGCTGCCATGACCGGCGCGCCCATTGCCAGACCCGCTGCCGTGGTGGTTGCCCCTGCCCCGGCAATGCGATCCCTTACCTCAAGACGGCGTGAATATTGCTCACGTGCGGCATTCATTTTCGCTTGCTGTTCGCCCAGGCGTTTCAGGGATTTCTGCTGACGTTCCAGCGCTTGCCGGGTTTCGTCGGCATTTTTACGCAGTTCCCGCTGGGCGCTACTGAGCTGTTTAGTATCAATGCCGGATTCTTTCAGTGCTTGCCGCTGCCGTTGTACCGAACCCAGCAGGCCGTTGTAGGTCTGCTGCAGTTCCTGCACACGGTTTTTTGCCTGGCTAAATAATTTAGCCTGAGCAGCAGTTGGGCGATTTGTTGCAGCAAACTGCATGGCAAGTTTTGCGGCTTCTTCGCGTGCAGCACTGAGATTTGTTGCAGTGATTGCAAGCTGTGACCGGGTTTTACGGAATTCATCAATACGTCCGGCCTGTTTATTCAGTTCTTTCAAACTGTTCCGGGTAGTTTGAAGCGCAGTTGCCAGCTCTTTTGAGCTGGCCTGCGCGGATCGGAATGGGCGGGTGAGCTTGTCAACCGCATTAAGAATCACCTGCAGGCGCAGGTTGTTGTCACTCATCGCTGGCCCCGCTTCTCTGAATCGCTTTATGCCGCCACTCCAGCACATCAGTCAGCGGCATAACGTCAGTGGTGGACGGCGACCAGTGAAAGATGGTGGCAATATCTGCCACCAGATCATCAACCGTCAGGCTGTCGGTAAACCGGCAAGCACCGACTTCTTCAACAAAAAAGTCACCACCTCAACGGACAGCGCGGTGAGATCGGCAGGGTCCAGCTCTGCCATTTCCTGTGCGGTCAGCGTCGGGGTAGAGATTCGCGGGATCACAGTCATCATCGCGCCCACGTCCATATCCATAATGGCCTGCAGACGGGTGCCACGCAGTGCGCCGGACTGCGGCTTGCGCAGCACAATTTCGGTAATTTCAGTTTTACCGCGCTTGATCGGGGTATCCAGTTGCACGGTCTTTTCAGTCAGTTTGTCGCTCATGTTCGTTTCCTGTTAATGAACTACTGGCGCGGCTGCCCGCGCCGTTAAGGTTAATCAGAGGCCGAGGGCATTACGGTGTTCTTCCATCAGGTCCACACCGTCAACGATTTCAACCATATTGACCAGATCGACCTCATAGAGCACTTCGCCGTTAATGGTCAGCTTCGCGTAACTGTTGGTGCTACTGACCTTGGTGGTGCTGCTCTCGCCGGTTTTCCACTCGCCGGAATCCACTTCTTTATGACGCCCGCGCACAACCAGCTCCACTGCCTGAACTTCGCCGGTATCGTCACGCTGAATGGAGCCGGTGAAACGCAGCTGGATACCGTCAACGGTTGCCTTGCCCATCTGCTTGAATAACAGCAGTTCGGTGCCGCCAATTGAAAATTCCGTGTCCAGTGCGCCGTCATCCAGCCCCATGTCCACGTCCACCGCGCCCGGCATACCGCCGCCGCGATACTTCTCAAACTTGCGGGTGAATTTCGGCAGGGTCAGAGACTCAACGATCCCCTGCCAGTTGTTCCCATCGTTGAACAGGTTCAGGTGTTTTAACTTGCGTGGTAAAGCCATGGTGTCCCCTTACGCGCTGACCTGGCTGGAGAAATCCAGCAGGTACTGATCGGTGATGCGCTGGCGCAGCATCAGGTTTTCAAGCGGCGGCACCGGCGTGTAGTCGTAGTCGATAGTGAGTTTCCCGGCTTTCAGGGAGTCTTTATCGTTCACCGACTCATCCAGCCAGCAGTCTGCGCCGATGATGTAGCCCTGCGTTTTCAGGCTGCGCAGCTTGGCTCGGATACCTTCGATAATGTCACGGGCCAGCGACGGGTTGAGCACGCCATCCACCGCCCACATGTGTGCTTCTGCGATGGTGTCAGCCAGCACCTGCGCCGTGCGGGTGTAGTTCTCAAAGGCAAACAGCGGATCGTCACTGAGGCAACGGGAACCCCAGAAGCGGAAGCCGTCTTTGCGGATAAGCGTGGTGACGTCGTTCTGGTTCAGCAGTCCCGCATCGGTTGCCGGGTCCTGCAGATCCCAGAACACATCGGCGGAAATGCCGGTGACGCCGTTCACGCCCACGTTGGACAGGGTTTTGTGCCAGCCAGTCTGCTCGTCAATTTTGGCGCGCAGGCCGAGCGCACGGGCGGAGGCGTAAGCCGTCGCATCTGCATTCAGCACGGTGTCAAAGTTGATGAAGTCAGGCCAGATCAGCATCCCCTCGCGCTGGCTGAAATTAGCGCGGTAGGCAATCGCTTCTTCCACCGTTTTACAGCCGTAGGCGGACAGGTAGGCAAACCCGCGCAGACTCTGCGCCACGCTCAGCAGCTCAGTGGCAACCGCCTGCGTGTCGTGTCCCGGCACACCGAGAATGCGCGGCTTGACGCCCAGCTGCGACTGCGCCGAAAGCAGCGCTTTCATACCTGTTTTTTTACCGTCAGCAGTTACGCCGCCGATAATATTGGAGGTGGTTTCCGCTTCGGTTTCGCCCTGTGCTACGCGCACAACGACGGTCACGGGTTTAGCCTGGTCTGCAATCGCATCCAGCGAACGGGCCAGCGTGCCGGACTCGCCCGCTTTACCGCTGGCAGTCAGCACATCGGTCAGCAGGACCGGCTTATTGAGGGGAAACATGGAAGCATCAGCATCATCGCCGGTGCAGACCATGCCCACGATGGCGGTGCTCACCGTGGTAATGGATCGGGTGCCCTCGTTGACTTCAACAACGCGCACCCCGTGGTGGTAATCCTGAGCCATAAGGCAGTCTCTCCGGTTTACAGGGGGTGTGCCTATGTTCTGGTTGATATGCACCCAGCGCACGCGCCGGGCTATGTGTGGGGGATGACACAATGGAAGGAGTAAAAAAATCCCCGCAGGTGCGGGGACAGGATTAATCTTCGGGAGGTTCAGGCCAGTTAATGTCGGCGGCATGCGATGTATCCACGCGCGTCAGCAATACGCGGTATTTTCGCCAGGCATCATAGCGGCTCTTTTCTTCATCTGTTGCCATATCCAGGTCAACGGCATCCTGCAAAGGTTCAATTTTGGCAGCGGCGCTTTTAATGAGCGCTGCTTTTGTTGCTGTAGCTTCGGCAATTACTGCAGCTGCTTTCGCCGCCTCATCTGTTACCCAGCGCTCACCGTTCCACTTATCATATGGTGTCGATGGCGGGTATATAGTGGTATCAGCAGGATAATCGCCCGGCACGGTAATTTGCTGCTCCGCCCCGGTTCTGATGTTCCAGACGGTTTCACCGCGATGATCCGCCAGATATTCCCATCCGGTCAGTTGACTGTTCCGACAGACAATATAGCCTTTTTTTGCTGCCAGTGGCTTGTCCGTACAGGCATTTGCCGGAATGCTGACGCCCACCGGAATAAACTCCGTTGTTTGCGACAAATAAACCCGCGTCAGGCTGTCATAATTAAACACAACAATTTCACCAGCCACGACGGCAAAACCATTTTCTATAACTGCACTTTGCATTATGCGGCCCTCACGATGTAGTTGAATGCGATGTTACGCGGTCTGGTTTCTGCCGATGTTCGGGCCACACGAGAGGCATCAAACGAATAGTTTGCTTGTTTGAAACTTCCGTTCACTGGCGTGTTAGCCAAGTTTGGCACGAGCGTACTTGCGCTAAATGCCCCTGTAGTTATGTTATTTACCCCTGCGGTAATATCCAGCATACTGCCGGTAATATTTTGCAGCGCATCATCCTGAGCAGAAAGCAACACACGACCTGAATCCACTCCGCGCCCATCATCCCAACCTCTCAGGAACTCACCACGTAAATCAGGAAGTTTTAACGCCGGATACGCCAGTGCCAGCTTAGGATACTGCGCCGCCGTAAAGGCAGCACCGTTGCATTTCAGCCAGCCTGCGGGGGCTGCCGCAAGAGGCCAGGGTACAGGAATACCAACTGGCAGAGCGGAGCCAGCCCCCAGACCAAGGTTATTCAGAAACGCGGAAATATCTGCAATATCTGCGCCATTAGCTGATTTATCCATTTTCCCGGCAAGCGCATTGGTCATGGTGGTGGCAAAGTTCGGATCGTTGCCTAATGCCTTAGCCAGTTCGTTCAGCGTATCCAGCGCCCCCGGTGAGGAATCAACAAGCGCGGCAATTGTCGCCTGCACAAAGGCCGTGGTTGCAAGCTGCGTGGAATTATTGCCTGCCGCTGCCGTCGGCGCTTTTGGCGTGCCGGTGAATGTCGGGCTGGCTTTCGGCGCATACTGCGTATGGGGATCGTTAGCGGCAATATGTTTTGCCATCAGGTCATCCACATACACTTTCAACTCCAGCACCTTGTCATCGACATACTTGCGGGTTGCCAGCACTACTGCCGGGTCAATTTTCAGGGTGATATTGTCGGTGCTGCTGGTAATCAACACCATGCGCACGGTCTGCGTGCGCCCGCTCCCCTCCGCCAGCTGCGGCTTGTAGCTCTCAGGGCAGTTGCCGACGGCAATCAGTGCGCCGGTTTCATCGAACAAACCAACCTCACGAATCCACCAACCGCCCTCAGTTTCTGGGATCACCTGCTCAGCAATAATCTGGCTGCTGTTCTGCGGATCGATGTACAGCATATTGAGGGAAGCACGGCGTTTTTCAGCAACCAGCGCAGTCTGCTGCGCGCTTGGAGTCGGCAGCACGCCGCCACCGTCACCCACAGCCATCTGGGTTATTTTCAACGGAACACCGAGCGCGGCGGCGCTTGCCAGTTTCGCCGCACCGATATCCGTCAGCAGGGTATAAAATTTTGCGCTCATGGATTCACTCTCATTGTGTCAATAATATGGACCGCCCCGCCCTCGTAAGCGGTGCCGCCGGAAATAATGGTTTCGTTGATATACGGGTAGATCGTGATTTCTTCGCCGGTATAGGTGGCTGCGCCCACAAAATAAGGGCCGCTGGTCTGCAGGTTGATGGACATGCCGATCAGATGGCGGCTGCAGGGTTTGGCGTCACCGATCAGTCGCTCCAGTTCCAGATACGTTTCTTCCGTGATGCCCTGATCCTGCACGCCAATGTCCAGGCGAAACGTCCCCGGTTGCTCGCCGGTCTGCCACCACTCAATGATGCGGATCAGAAAACCAAACGGCTCCACCACTCGCCGCACGGCGCTGGTTGTCCCCTTGTGCTGATGGATGTAGAAAGCATCCTGCACCACGCGGCGCTTGACGTTTTCCGCCCAGCTTTCGTCCCAGCGATCAACGGAAAAAGCCCACGCCAGATACGGCAGAAAGCTGACCGGACACGTTGCCGGGTTCCACAAATCGCGCAGTGGCACCTGCAGATCGGAAATACCGCTGCAGGTCTGCGCCAGTCGGCGCTCAAGCGGCGATGAACCGGGCGGCAGCAGGCTATTCATCCGTGCCCCCGTTGGTCACGCTCCATTCCGTACAGGACGCCGCCTGCGTTTTATCCAGCACAACATCTGCAAGCGGGGAGGCCAGCTCCACACGCTGGACGCCCTCAACGTGCAGCGCGGCATAGATTGCGCTGCGACGGATATCACGGCCCAGCCGCGTCTGACTGGCGATGTACTTTTGCAGGCTGGCTTTTGCCGCCGCCATCACCGGCTCAGCTTCCGGCCCCGGATAAAGAAAAATCGTCGCATCCACGCTGTACGGGATTATTTCGGCGCTGCGCACCGTCAGGCGGTCTGCCACCGGGCGCACGTTCTCGCTGTTAAGCGCCTGCTCCACCACCGCCAGCAGATCAGCCTCTGCCGTGCCGTCACCCTCACGGCTCAGTACGGTAAGCACCACCTCCGCCGGTGCCGGGCTGGTCGCGCTGGCATCCGCCACGCGCCCGTCCGCGCTTTTGGCGTGAAATTCATAGGCCGCCGTCGGCCCCGCAACGGACAATCCCTCAAACGCAGCCGGAACACGCAGGCGCAGCGCATCATCGCTTTCCATTACTGCCGCGACCGGCGGCACCGCGTCGTTGTCGGCAGGCGTTACCGTCAGGCGTTTCACGTTGTAGTTGGCTGCCAGCTGATCGAGATCGCCGCCGATGGCATACGCCACCATGACCGCCTGCGCGGCCTCGTTAATACGCTGGCGCAGCAGTATTTCGCGGTAGGCACTTTCCTGCAGCAGCTTGGTGACGGGTTCAGATTCCAGCGCCAGCGTGCGCCGTACCGCGTCCTGCTCATCCGCCGGATAAAGAGCCACAAAAGCGGCCTTGCGCTCAGCAAGCAGCGTCTCAAAATCCGGCACGTCCACTATCTGCGGCGCGGGCAACTGGGAAATGTCAATCACTGCCATTATCTGCTCCTGTTGATACCGAAAGGGAAACCGGCGCGCCGTTATTGCGCTGCCCGGTAAGCTCAACCACCATGGAGCCGTCAAAATTGCTGCTGATGGTGATGGAATCCAGCGTAAGCCGTGGCTCCCAGCGACTCAGCGACACATAGACTGCAGACATGACCTGCAGGCGTAGCGCCGGGTTCTGCGGCTGGTCAATCAGGGCGGACAGCAGGGAACCATATTCCCGGCGGGCGATCCGACTGCCCTGGGGAGTCAGCAGAATATCCCGCACTGACTGGCGCAGATGGTCCGTATCAGTAATGGCCTTGCCGTTGCCCTGGCTCATGCCGATATACAGCGTCATACCGGTCCTCCTGACGTATCGCCGCCGGACTTAACGCCGGTGTGACCGTGTTTATCCACCACGATCCCGTTGGAACTCATCGCGCCGCCGCCCTGGGTGACGCCGCCATTGATCACCATCTCGCTGTTAATGCGCGTGGTGTCAGCCTCCACCACAAACTCACCGGTTTTGAGAGTGATATTGTCCGCCGCCTCGATCACCATGGATTTGATACCCCGGACATGCCACCGCCCGGTGGCGGGTTCATACTCAAACCAGCCTCCGTCCGGGTACTCCGTCACGCAACCGTCCACGGAGTCCGACGGCGGCGCAAACTGATTGGAATAGATGGCAGGCAACGCAAAAGCGGTTTCCAGATTGCCGCCCATGCTCAGCACCACCACCTGCTCATCCGGCGACGGACACCACCATGTACGGGCACCACCGGCACGCAGCGTCAGCCAGTTAATCCAGTTGGTTTCAAGCTCGCCCACTCTCACCCGGCACAGCCAGTTTTCCCGGTCCACTTCGGTCACGGTGCCGGTGCGGATCAGGTTGGTGATAAGGCGCATAATTTCGGTCAGTTGTGCATTCATAACGAAAGGTTGCCATCAGAGGGAAAAGGGAGGCAGTGCGAGCGCTTGTACCAACGGTGGCACAAAGATCACCCCGCCAGCCAGCGCAGCAGGGTGTCACGGGTGACGGTTTCCACTTCTTCATTCACGCCCAGCAGGCGGCGCTCTGCGTAGCGGACCTCCGGGCCTTTTCGGCTGACGCGATCCCGCAGGCCGTAATGGTGAACACGGGCAATGCGCTGCACCTTGCCATCAAACTGCACGCTGGCGGAGTCCGCACTGGCGGCGGTTTTCAGGTATTTTGTGGTGCGAAGCTTTGCAAACATCTGGCGTTTGATGCGTCCCTTCTTGCTGCGGGCAGTCACCCGGCGCGGCTCATAGCCGCTGCCGTCAGGATTACGCTGCAGCCTGATGTTCTGCTGCTGCGTCCGGCGCAGCTGTTGCGCCAGTTGCCGCATCATACGGCTGCGCGCGGCAGGCTCCAGATTCGCCAGTAGCGCCGTCAGCCAGTCATCCATCCTCTGCAGTTCATCCACGTTTCACCGTCCACATTTCTTCGGGTTCGTCCGGCTCCGGCACCGCTTCAACGCTCGACACGCTGCCGTCAGTGCTGACCAGCACGCGCTCCGTCAGCTGCAGGTTCAGGCTGATATCGCACACATCGTTGCGCAGAATATCCACTTCAAAGGTGAACAGTTTTTCGCGCAGCTCCGGGTTATTGATAGCATCCGGCTGGTTGTCACTTAGCCACATCAGCACAGGAGCCATCAGCAGATTCTGGTCGCCGCTGAAATCTTCGATCACCACATTCAGGGTGTAGCGGTACTCCCATGACATGGAGCTGGCACCGGTTGCCACCAGTGAGCCGTTATCAACGAAAAGGTGCAGCTTGTCCGGATTATCGCGCACGTAGGCAACCGCTTTATTCAGGGCGCTGCGTAAGGACTGCGGTTTGTTCACTGTCTCGCTCCTGACACGCAATAATCGTGTCCACTTTGTCAGCACAGACCGCCCAGGCGGCCTCGGTTTCATCCAGCACCGTATTCAGATCGCCGTTACTGCGCGGCGCTGACCTTTCCAGGCGGCACTGCGTCACTCTGGGACAGCCACTCACGGTAAGCTGCACCTCCGGCGAGGGCCGGACGCTCCCGCAGCCGGATAATGTCAGCAGGCAAAGGAGTGTCAGCCCAGCGGCGCAAATCCTCGTTTTCACGTTTCAGTTCCTCGATCCGGCGCTGGCGGCTTCGCAGCAATGCGGTGGTCTGCTCCGCTGTTGCATAAAGTCGCGTCTGCGCCCGGCTGTTGGTTTCGGTCAGAATGGACAGGCCAATCAGCTGGCTGTTTTTCTTCGTCAGCTCCTGCGTTTTGCTTTTCAGCGCCGCGCCCTGCGTCTCGATGGTGTGGCTGGCATTGTTAAGCCGCCACGACTGCCAGCCCAGCGCCGCAAGTGCCAGCGCCAGCACTACCGCCAGCGCACGCATCAGGCCGCCATCGGCTCATGAAGCTGCGCGCGGGCAATCTGATACAGAACCAGCGTCAGCAGGTAAAACACCAGGGTGATCACCCATCCCGAAAACGCCAGGCACAGAACAATAAGCAGCCTGATTATCCATGTACGCACGGGTTTTACAGGGTGTGCCCTGAATTTCAGCAATGCCGCCCTGACCTCATCGCGTGCCCGATCTCCGGCGAACCACCCGACAGCGCACAGCGCAGCAAGCAGCCAGGCGAGGAAGCATGACACCCAGACAGACGCACCAACCAGAACCGGCGCACCGCTGCGCGGATACAGCAGGCTGATAACCAACAGCGCAGCCCATGCCAGCTGGAAAAAAACACTCATGACTTTCTTTTTCATTCCGTTATGCTCCTTTTAAGCACCAGGCCATTTCCCGCGCGCGGCGGTTGTCCAGCCCCTGATTAAACACACCTTTGACATACACCCAGCGCGGCAGCTGATGGCAGGCATCCGCCCAGCGCCGCTGGTTCAGCAACTTAACCAGCGTGGAGCTGCAGGCGTTGCCGGTGCCCACGTTGAAAGCAAACGACACCACCGCGTCATAGACCTTTTGCGGCATCGGCTGCACCACACATTTTTCCAGCGCCCGCTCCACGCGCAGCACATTGGTGATAAGTCCCTGCGCCGCCTGCCGTTCCGTGATAGTTTTGCCCGGCACCACACCGGACGTATTGCCGATCCCGTCGGTCCACACGCCCGCGCTGCACTGATAAGGCTGCAGGCGGCATCCCTCGTAATCGGCGATCAGTTTCAGCCCCTCAACGGAGGTATGAAGCGACTGGAAACCGGGCAGCGTGGCGGCGATAGCCAGCACCGCCCCGACAAGGCAACGCTTAACGATTGAAGGATTCATATTCCCCCCGCGAAATTTTGCCGCCACGTAACAATTTGAAAGACTGGTGTTTGTAGTACCAGTTGATAGCCAGCATCAGCACACCAATCAGTACGCCGCCAACCGTTGACGCATCCTTGAGCGACAGATCGCCCAGCCATGCCAGCAGCACGGCGATGCAGTAAGTGATAAAGGCGCTGATTCGTTCAAGCGTCATAATTCAGTCCCATAGCTGGACGGTCTGCGCCGTGGTTGACGCCGTAATGTCCGGCAGCTCCACCTGCAGCCCGTGCGGTAAAAATGGGCCGTACTCAGCCAGCCCCGGATTTGCCTGCAGAACCTGCTCAGTGACACCCTGCGTGCGCCCGTAATGACGCCAGCAAAGCGCGTCCACCGTGTCATACTGATGCGCACGCACTTTCATCAGATAAGCTCCACCGTACAGTGCGGTGCATCCTGCACCCGGCTGATAGCCCAGCGGGCATCACGCCACAGATCGCCGCTGGCCTCCGCCAGCTCCTCCCCTCGCTTCACACCTGACGCCGTGGCGTCATAGTCCTGATAACGCTCATTGAGCACAGCGCGCGCCCAGCAAAAAACAGCGTTGTGGTAGTGCCGGATACGCTCGCTTTTGCCGTCCAGCATTTCTGCGGGAACCTCAGCAAGTGTCCGCCAGCCCAGCATCTGCTGACGGTTGCGGAAGTCGAACAGCTCAGCGTTAACCTCAGAAATTGCCGTCAGCACGACCTGCTTTAAACGCGGCTGCGTCACCGTGCCGTCAGTGCGCATCACACTGCGAAATTCCGACAGGTCCACATCAGGCCAGAACGGCGTATTTTTGATGACCTCCGCCTGTTCCGGTGCCTGTTCGGGCGCAACAAACTTCATGCGGCTTTCTCCTGAATAAGTGGGCGGTGGACGGGGTTTTGATGTGGCAGTGCCTTTCGCCACCCCGTGCCGCCCGTGCGCGGGGCACGTTCTTTAGCGGCTGTCATTGCGCAGTCTGCGCTCCAGCTGCTGCTTTTCTTTTTTAACGCCACAGCGGGGATCGAGCTGCAGCGCATGGGTAAGGTGATTCAGAGCAGATGCCGGATTGCTTTCGCTCAGAACAGCGCCGATGGCTTTATGCAGACGCGCCCGCGACTGGTCCGGCATATCCAGATCAGTTGTCAGGTCCAGCGTCTGCAAAAGCAGATCGGCATCAAAACCGGCTGCGGCTAGCAGAGCGCTTTGCGCCGCGTCTGCCATTTCTTCTGCCAGCACGGTCTGCACGTTACGGTTGCCCAGCGGCATAACCCAGCCATGGCGCAGCGCATGACGCCCGATTTCGAGCGCACCGGCATAATCACCGGCGTCGATACGCCACAGCATCACGTACATCAGCACGTCATCCTGCTGCGCACCTCCGGCTGCCAGCACGCCCTCCGCCCAGGCGGAATATTTCGGCAGCAGCTCCACCTTGATTTCCGCCTTTTTCACCGTGGACTGGACGCCCTTGAGGCGGCGACGGTCTTCTGCCAGCTGCAGCAGCATCAGGTCATAGCCCGATGCATGGCGAACACTGCCGCCCTCACGGGCGGCCTGTTCGGCCTGAATGCGCAGGCGGTGCTGCCGTGCGGGACTCAGGCTCATGCGTTATTCCCCACCTTCCGGTGCGGCAGGCGCGCTGAAATCACCGATTTCGATGTTTTCTACCAGCGCCGCGCAGCGGTAGTCCTCGACCACATACGCCTCGTTGACGGATTCAAAGTTTTCAATCCGGTCACGTTTCGGGTTGTCGATAACAGAACGGCGGCGGGTATCTTCCTGCCAGTAGATGGACAGGTTATCCAGACGGGTGATCAGCAGGGCATTTGCCGGGAAGAAAGGCGCGCGCACGGCCTGCAGGCCGCCCATACGTTTCTGGCTGATGATCAGATCGGCGGCAATTTTCTCGCTGTTGTCCTGCTCTTTGTTGACCAGCGGGAAATACTTGTCAGACAGCAGTTCACGTCCGCAGACGACAACCAGATCGTCATCATCCTGATAAACCGCGTCGATCAGCTCGTTGACGGCATCCATCACCACGGCGTCCAGGTTGGCATAGTCGCCGCCTTTGCCCACCTTGACCGCGCCTGCAGTCGTTGCACCGTCTTTTGTTGTGCTGCCCATGACGTGATCCGGCGCGTCTTCGCGGATTTTCTGTAGCCAGCCTTTATTGACGTCCTGCAGCAGCGGGTTTTCAGCACGGCTGGAGGTTTTGGCACGCTTCACGCCGTTAAAGCCGATCATGATGCGGTCCAGCGCCTGACGCTTGACGATGGCGTTGCGGATACGCACCTGGAAGTCCTGGAACTTCGCCCACAGGTCCAGTTTTGCGTAGGTCAGCACCGTGTCAAAGTTGGTCTGTTCGCATTTGTATTCCACGTCTTCCATCAGCGTCGGATCGGTAGGCTCGCGCTCTTTGGTGGTGGTATCGGTGGTTCCGGCAATGGTGCTGCCAACGCCCAGCCCCAGCAACTGCCCGGACTGCTCAGTGACCGGCGTGATGTTAATCAGCGTCAGGAAAGCGGCGGACTGCTGGATCTGGTCTTCCAGCGTCTGCTGCACGGACGGCTCCACGGTGAACTTGCTGGAGAGTTCTTCAATCTCCACACCGTTCAGGCGCGCCAACTGCTGCAGGTAAGCGTTAAAGGCAAAGCGGGTTTTCTTTTTCATCGGGTTTTATGCTCCATCAGCAATTGGTCAGGGTGCCTGCCGGTGCGTCACCGCCCGGTGCGCGCTGGCGGTAGTCTTTACGGCTGTCTTCGCTGCTCAGCTTTTGCTCAAGTTCGGCAAAGGCGGCCTGCTGCTCCTGCAGGGAGGACTCCAGCTCAGAAAGGCGCTTGTCCTGTTCGGTCAGGGATTTATCCGTGCGCTCGCTCAGGTTCTGCTGCTCAGTGGCGACCAGTTCCACGGCTTTATGCACGTCGGAGAAACGCGCCTCATCGGTCTGCTCTTTTTTGGTGAACAGCGCGGTGACGCGGGCAAAGAGGGAAGGCTTTTCGTCCTGGACTTCTTCCAGTTCGATCAGCGTTTCAACCGCTTCCGAAAACAGGTTTTCAGGGTTCTGCTTACGGTTCGCCAGCGGGTTATGCGCGGCGCTGGCGCTGAATGCCAGCATTTCGGTGCCAAGGCTCGCCGGATCGTCCGTCGCACCCAGCCCCACAAGGTAGGCTTTGCCGGTGTCGGCAAACTTCGTGCTGACCTCCATGGAGGTGAAAAGCTTCTGGCCTTTCTTCACCAGTTCCACCAGGGCGTCCGTGGGTTCGATATCGGCATAAAGCGCCATCTTGCCCGCCAGCGGCCCGCCCTTGATTTCTTCTGCTACCAGCCCCGTCACCCTGCCGTAGCGGTTAAAGGTGCTGTCCGGCAGATAAGACTTGATGTGCTCAAGGTTAATCAGCGCGGTATAGACCGTCGGGTTGTAGCTGGCAGCCATCTGTACCAGCCATTCACGCTGGATTTCGCGCCCGTCAGTGGTGGCACCTTCCACCCCGATACGGAAACGCTTTGCTTTCACTGTCATGAGCCGTGCTCCGTTAGAAAAAACTTACTGGAGCCTTATGTTTGCGGTGATGGGGGGAGTGAAACAACGCGCGGCACTTGTACGGTAAACCACACAAACCGCAGCCGGGGAAAGCCGCCTGTCAAGGCCGTATGTTTGTGCCATGAACACCACACTGACCCCCGCAGACCTCGATCCCCGTCGGCAGGCCATGCTGCTGTACTTTCAGGGATACCGCGTAGCCCGCATTGCTGAAATGCTGGGCGAGAAAGTTGCAACCGTTCACAGCTGGAAGAAGCGCGACAAATGGGGCGACTATGGGCCGCTGGATCAGATGCAGCTCACCACCGCCGCACGTTACTGCCAGCTCATCATGAAGGAGCAGAAAGAAGGGAAAGACTTCAAGGAAATTGACCTGCTGGCGCGTCAGTCTGAGCGCCACGCCCGGATCGGTAAATTTAACGATGGCGGCAACGAAGCAGACTTAAACCCGAACGTTGCCAACCGTAACAAAGGGCCACGCCGCCAGCCCGAAAAGAATGTTTTCAGTGATGAACAGACCGAAAAACTGGAAGAAATTTTCCGCAACGGCATGTTTGAATATCAGCGCCACTGGTGGCAGGCGGGCGTAAAACACCGCATTCGCAACCTGCTTAAATCACGCCAGATCGGGGCAACATACTTTTTTGCCCGCGAAGCGCTGATTGACGCCATCACCACCGGGCGCAACCAGATTTTCCTCTCAGCCAGCAAGGCGCAGGCGCACGTCTTTAAGCAGTACATCATCGACTTTGCAAAAGAGGTGGATGTTGAGCTGAAAGGCGACCCGATGACCCTCAGCAACGGCGCGTGCCTGTACTTCCTCGGCACCAATGCCCGCACGGCGCAGAGCTACCACGGCAACCTGTACCTTGATGAGTATTTCTGGATACCGAAATTCCAGGAGCTGCGCAAGGTTGCCTCCGGCATGGCCATTCATAAGAAATGGCGACAAACCTACTTCTCCACGCCGTCCAGCCTGACCCACAGCGCCTATCCATTCTGGTCCGGCGCGCTGTTCAACCGGGGCCGCGCCAAAGCAGACAAGGTGGACATTGACCTGACCCACAGCAACCTAGCGCGCGGCGTGCTCTGCCCGGACGGACAGTATCGCCAGATCGTCACCGTGGAGGATGCGGTGCGCGGCGGCTGTAATCTGTTCGACCTCGACCAGCTGCGCATGGAGTACAGCCCGGACGAATACCAGAACCTGCTGATGTGCGAATTTATTGACGATCTGGCGTCAGTATTCCCGCTCAGCGAGCTGCAGGCGTGCATGGTGGACAGTTGGGAAGTATGGGCAGATTTTCAGGCGCTGGCGCTGCGCCCGTTTGGCTGGCGCGAAGTCTGGATCGGATACGACCCGGCGAAAGGCACGCAGAACGGTGACAGCGCCGGGTGTGTGGTGGTGGCACCGCCAACCGTACCGGGCGGCAAGTTCCGCATTCTTGAGCGGCACCAGTGGCGCGGGATGGATTTCCGCGCCCAGGCTGACGCCATTAAAAAACTGACGCAGCAGTACAACGTGACCTATATCGGCATCGACTCGACCGGCGTCGGTCACGGTGTCTACGAGAACGTGAAAGCGTTCTTTCCTGCCGTGCGGGAGTTTGTCTACAACCCCAACGTCAAAAACGCCCTGGTGCTCAAGGCATACGACATTATCAGCCACCGGCGTCTGGAGTTCGACGCCGGGCACACCGACATTGCGCAGTCCTTTATGGCTATCCGCCGGGCCACCACCGCCAGCGGCAACCGCCCTACCTACGAAGCCAGCCGCAGCGAAGAAGCCAGCCACGCAGATTTGGCCTGGGCAACGATGCACGCACTGTTTAACGAACCACTGCAGGGCGAAGCCGCCAATACCAGCAACATTGTGGAGATTTTCTGATGCACTCAACCCCAACTAACCTCATGACCACCGCCAGTCTGCCTGTAGATCGCCCTTTCTTTGCTTACCAGCATGAATGGAACAGTGGCGCACGCAGCAGAAACCGCGTGCTTACAAAAATGCGTCAGGCTGGCGCGGATTTCTTTTTCGCCTACGAAGCCCTGAACGATGCACTGCATACCGGACGCAACCAGATTTTTCTGGGCTGCACCCCGGCATCAGCCCTGACTGTCAAAACCTATATATCAGCTTTTTTAAGTGAGGCAGCAGCCTGGACGCATCTTGGGAAAATAAAATCAGGTAAAGCGCATCTGGAACTACCAAACGGTGCGTTCATTTATTTTATCGGGCCGAAAAGTCTCGCCGCTGCGCTCCACGGAAACGTCTACGTGTCAGAGTATGCATGGGCTGACTCCCCAAGAAATATGATTGCGCTCGCCAAAAGCCTGTCCATGCACGCGCGCTATCACGCTACCTACTACACCACCCCAAGCCCCAGCCCGGAAGCATGGCAGGAATACAAGAAGCTGATTGCCCGCAACAGCACTACCTGCATGACCTTTACCGCTGATGACGCTGCAGCATCCGGGGCAACGCTCGCAACCGGAGCCGCGCTCTTTGATGATGAATGGCTGAATGACATGAAAAAAGAGTTATCAGCAGAGGACTGGAAAATGCTGTTTATGTGCGAATGGCCCCAGGCTGACAAGGAGCAGGCGGCATGAGCAAACGTAAAAACAAGAATAACCGCGCAGCGGTAGATCACAACGCTAAATCAGGCGGCGCTGCGGCGGAGGCGTTCAGCTTTGGCGACCCGGTGCCGGTGTTAGACCGACGCGAATTGCTGGACTACGTGGAATGCGTGCAGATGGACCGCTGGTATGAGCCGCCGGTGAGCTTTGACGGACTGGCGCGGACCTATCGCGCCGCCGTGCATCACAGCTCACCGATTGCCGTTAAGCGTGACATTCTCAGCAGTACCTACATCCCGCACCGCCTGCTCAGCCAGCAGGCTTTTGCCCGTTTCGTTCAGGACTATCTGGTGTTCGGTAACGCCTATCTGGAAAAACGCACTAACCGGCTCGGCGGCGTTCTCTCACTGGAGCCAGCGCTGGCGAAGTACACACGGCGAGGCGTGGACCTCGACACCTACTGGTTTGTGCAGTATGGCCTGACCACACAGCCCTATGAATTTACGCAGGGCAACATCTTTCATCTGCTGGAGCCGGATATTAACCAGGAGATTTACGGGCTGCCCGGCTATCTCTCCGCCATCCCGTCAACCCTGCTCAACGAGTCCGCAACGCTGTTTCGCCGGAAGTATTATATCAACGGCAGCCACGCGGGTTTCATCATGTACATGACCGACGCAGCACAGAATCAGGAGGACGTGAACAATATCCGCCAGGCAATGAAAAGCGCCAAAGGACCGGGTAACTTTCGCAACCTGTTTATGTATTCGCCCAACGGCAAAAAGGACGGCATCCAGATCATCCCGTTATCAGAGGTTGCGGCGAAAGACGAGTTTCTGAACATCAAGAACGTGAGCCGCGATGACATGATGGCTGCGCACCGCGTACCGCCGCAGATGATGGGCATTATTCCCAACAATACCGGCGGCTTTGGTGATGTGGAAAAGGCAAGTCGCGTCTTTGTCCGCAACGAGCTGATGCCGCTGCAGAAGCGACTGCAGGAGCTTAACGACTGGCTGGGCGAAGAAGTGATCCGCTTTGAGCCGTACACGCTGGGACTGACAGAAGACAAGCGCAACGACTGACCCACCGCACCACGACAACAAGACCGCCTCTCACAGCGCCCCAGCAGCATTCTGCGGGGCGCTTCTTTTTTGCTGCCGCTCCCTCACCCTCACCAATTGAAGCCGCCAGCGTGCCGGAGATTGCGCCGGATTTTCACCATTTCACCCCGTTGCGCGCGCTCGTATCCCCGCCACGCCTGCCCGCTTTGCGTAGTGGTTTTCATGCACCTGCAGGACATAAGAAAAAGCCCGCCATAGCTGGCGGTCCTAAGCAAACGAGAGCATCAAACGATCATGCGATTTTGCACGATTTCATGCGGCTAATGATGTTTTTACACTTGATCCATTATGCTACCCTAAACCCAATCCCCACACTTGTTAAAGGACTGCAAATGGAACTCGTTGAACTAAAAGCTCTGCTAGAAAAAGAAGCTGACGCGAAGAGAAGAGCTGATTTACTCGCTCAGTTAGAAGTTTCTAAACAGAATGCAGAAGAACAAATACGCACTGAGCAAAAAGACGTAGATTTCGAGACGAAGGAGTTTACCGTCGAGTTACTGGTAAATAAGTATCACAGCGGCTTGGAAGATGATACTAACGAACTTTTTGTTCCTGACTACCAAAGGGACTTCGTCTGGAGCGAAAAAAGACAATCACGTTTAATTGAATCCTTAATTCTCGGATTTCCTATTCCGTACATTTTCACCGCTGATGTTCTTTCAGAAGACCCTGAACTGGATGGTAGGATCGAGATTGTAGATGGTTCGCAACGTGTCAGAACCATCCATGCTTTCATTCATAATGAGTTAACCTTACAAGATTTGAAATCTTTAGATTCTCTAAATGGTTTTACTTTCCAAGACTTGCCACTATCTAGACAGCGTCGCTTTATGCGCATACCTGTAAGGGTGATTGAATTAAGCTCAAAATGCAACGAGGAGACACGCCGAGACCTTTTTGAAAGAATTAACTCAGGTAGCGACATTCTTAAGGATATGGAAGTCAGAAAAGGCTCAGAACTTGGTTCAACTTCACTTTATACGCAGGTTATTAAGCCTTGCTCTGCCATTCCTCTATTTAAAGATTTAGCTCCATTATCTGAAGCAAAAGAAAAACGTGATGAACGTTTAGAATTCGCACTACGCTTTTTTGCATATTTAGAGAACTATGAGAACTTTGATCACTCAGTCCGTGATTTTCTCAATGATTACATGAGGAAAAATGGAGAGGTAGACTCTCACAAACAGGATTCTATGAAAGAAGAATTCACAAGAATGTTAAACTTCGTAAATGAGTACTTCCCCGCAGGTTTCAAAAAAACAGTTACTGCGAAGTCCACCCCTAGGGTCAGATATGAGTCCTTAGCAGTAGGTGTCGCATTAGCATTAAGAGAAGATTCTACACTCGTGCCTCAGAATCTTGACTGGTTAAGTTCTGACGAATTCAAAATATTAACAACCTCTGACGGTGCGAATAGCCGAGTAAAAGTAAAAGAGCGAATTGAGTATGTGCGTGATAAATTGTTAGAGGTTTAACATGGAAAGTTTTCGCGAGGACTTTGATATTAGGTCAGGAGAAATACTGGCCTATTTAGATCTTTTGAGGTTCATTGAGCATGCAGGTTCTGAATTGGTTTCAACAGAAGACCCTGAAAACAAATTCAATATTACTTCAGAATCTCGTAAAACTTTAAAGGGCGCGGTATACATTCTTTTATATAATTTAATTGAATCCACTATGAGGGAAGCGATTTGTTTTATTCATGATTCCTTGCATGATAAAAACGTTCAATTTGACAATCTCAAAAAAAACCTGCGCACTGAAATAGTTAAACGTTTAAAAAGCGATTCTGTAGGCGTGGAAAATTTCATAAATGGTCTTACGAAAGGTATATCCTGTGGAATTTCTTATGGTACTTTTAATAAGAAAAAATTATTTTCAGGGAATATAGATCGTGATGAAATAAAGGAAAAAGCCACAATCTACGGTTTTTCTACATCATCTGATTACATTCATACTAAGCATGGAGAAAAACTAAGCACAATTAAACAGCATCGTAACGATCTTGCGCATGGTAACGTTTCATTTTCCGAAATAGGCAAAAACGTATCGTACCAAGATTTAGAAAATGTTTCATTGGAAGTAATTGCATATCTTGACGCCATAGCAACCAATATTGAAGATTATATTCATTCCGATGGTTACTTAGCATCCTAATAAAAAGCCTGCATCGCAGGCTTTAGTTTTAATTCAAATGATTTTTAATAGCTTGACCAATAACTCGCCCCAACTCGACAGGAACAGCGTTACCAATCATTTTACCAATATTTCTCATGTTGAATTTTGAGTTATCTTCAACAAATGAATAATTCATTGGAAATGTTTGCAATAATGCCGCTTCTCTTAAAGAGATCGCACGATTTTGTTCTGGATGACCAAACCGACCATTACCAAAACCATAACAAAGAGTTGTAATCGTTGGGCTTGGTTTATCCCAAGACATACGGCCGTATACACTCCCATAGCCCTTACCACTGGATTTAAGATGACAGGCAGCCACCAATTCCTCAGGCCAATCTTTCCAAGTTCCACCGGGAACTGAATGAATGATACGCTTCTTATTAATAGGGCTTAACTTGCTTGCACGATGTAAAAAATCATGTGGATCAGCCTCACCGGATTCTAATGGCGGTAAATCACGAATAACATCTGCGACAGTTTTACGAGGAATATTTTCAGATTTTACTAACTCAATTTTTCCAAGTTTAGATGCCAACAGCACATGTCGAGCACGATTCTGTGGAATGCCATATTCTACACAGTCAACCTTTGAAGCCCACACTTGATAGCCCAAGCCTATCAATGAATTATAAAAATCATCATAAACTTTATGCTTCGTTACATCAGGAACGTTCTCCATAGTTACAATTTCAGGAGAAACCTCGCGAATCAGGCGCTCAAACTCATATAATAGCGGCCATTTTTTATCTTCTGCTTTGTCCTTACCTTGAGTATATTTGGAAAAAGGCTGGCAAGGAGCACACCCAGCGAGAACTTTAACGGATGAATCACCATAAAGTTCAAGAAGCTGCTCTTTTGTGACCTTCGCTATGTCTTGCTCAATAAAGACTGAGTTATTGTTTTTTTCATAGGGAAATCGACATTCCCCCTCAAGGTCAATACCAGCAACTACATCAAGCCCGGCAAGTTGCAGGCCATGAGTCAACCCGCCCGCCCCACAAAAAAGGTCTATCACCTTAACAGTCATCATACGCTCCACATCTCAACTGCAGTCAGTATACAGCTCTTTGCATAGAATCTCGAGTCTTTAGACCAAAATTGATACGAAAAGCAAGCGTGCTGCTCTAAGCGAACTGGTCTAAAAAAATGTATCAATGCAGCCAACTGTCACTCTCCCAGACCTGCTGCAAAATCTCCATTACCCGCTTTTTATCTTCGTCCAGTTTTAAGCCGCTCAGCTCCAGGCCGTTAGCGCTTCCCTTACGTATGCGGATTGCCGTTTTTGGATAGAGAGGGCGCAAATTTCGGTAAAGCTCGGATTCAAGGGCTTCCAGTGTTGCTTGGCTTATCTTCTGCTCTTTATCGATCATTATTTCAATGCGCATAGATTCCCCCTAACTGGTAGCGTCCATTGTGCGGCTGTACTCATGACTACGTATTTTTGCCATCAACTCGTCAGTCAGCTCTGAAACCCACTGGATTGCCAGCCGCTTTTCTTCGTCGCTGCAATCGCTTGCCGCCACCAGTTTTAAGAAAAAATCAATGCGCTGAAGTTTCAATGACTCCAAAAGATAATCCTGCATTTTCCCTCCTTTTACGACCACTTACACAACATAACTGTATGTATATACACTGTTTATATATACAGTATAATACCGATTTCTAAATGTAAAACGCTTTTTTAGCCTTCAATAAGAAAGACCTGATATGAGTCAAAAAGAGAAAAATTCCGACGTGTCAGTAATACTGACGCCATTTGTCATCCTCACGCAGCCGCCCGTTCTGGTAAAAAATGCGTAGCCCTCCCCCAGACGGAAGGCTGCCGCCGCGTAGGAGTAAAGTCACCTCATACTCACTACCATTGAAGCCTCTTGAATGCAGCTCATACTCCAGCTGCAGGCGCTGCTGCTCAGAAATATCCTGCTTGTAAGCCTTTTTTCGCTTCGGTTTTACCAGCCTGAGCCGGGCAACCAACTCCCGCCGTTCCTTTTTTCCCATTCCATGCAGGTAATCCTGCAGCGCCTTTTCATCCATGGAAGAAATATCCGGTACTTCACCACCTGATTGGTTCAAATTTTCAACAGGGGGACAGTTATTGCCACGAGTCCAAGGGGCGCAAGCGCCCTGGTCGGCTGCCGCCTCCTGAACATCAACGGCCTTACGAACTTTTTTCCACTTCACCGCGTGTGTGCAAATCTTGCCCTCTGCAATCGGGGACCAGATGCCATAGATACGGATACCGTGATCGCCGTAGGTGCTCGGCTCGTCGTTAAGCTCATAAGCCGTGCGGACAAGGTGATGTTTGCGGGGAACCAGCACACCGCCCTGCTTCATGATGTAGGTGGCAAAGCAACCCGCATCTGCCGCCGCCAGTACCGCATCCAGACGCGGGTTATCCAGTACCGGTGCGCCCGCTTTGCGTTCTCCCTGCACTCTCGCCGCCTGACCAGCCAGCAAGCGCAGCTCGCGGTATGCCTGACGCCCAGGAATACCAAAGAAACGAAATTGCTGGACACGGTGCAGTGACGCCCAGGCGCTGACATGCTCGGCGCTGTCACGCAGTGATCTGCCGGTTTCTTTGCTGATTTCTTTAGCCAGCCCGCGCCCGTCGATGTTCTTGCTGATGTATTTAGCGATATAGCTGGTCGGTGTGCCCTTGCGCGGGTTGATAAGCTCGGACTTGAAACGCGGCCCCGTATTGTTGCCCAGCTCCTCGCGGTCTTCACGGATGGCAAACTTACGCAGCAGCGCGGTGATGGAACGGCGGTCTTTTTTGCGCATGAAGCACAGAAGATGCCAGTGCACGGTGCCGTCATGGTGCGGCTCTGCAACGCGGACGCCATACCAGCGCAGCCCGGCCTTGTGCATTGCCTTGCGGAAAGCGGCGAACGTATCAACCAGGTAGTCACTGCTCTGCCGGACAGTGGCACTGGTCCACTTCGGATTAGGTCTGCCGTTGTTGAGGGTTGCGTGGAAGCGTGACGGGCAGGTGATGGTATAAAACACTGCGCAGTCTCCGCGCATTTCCGCGATCAGCTCCAGTCCCTTAACACAGGCCATCATTTCATTACGGCGGTGTGCCGGGTTGCTGTTGCTGGCGTTCACCACGTCTTCCATGTCCAGCGTGTCGCCGTCTTCGTTGACCAGCTCATGCGAGCGGAAGAACTCCAGCGATTTGCGGCGCTGCTCGCGTTTGTGGATCACGGCTTCGTAGCTGACATACGGTGATGCTTTTTTGTTTACCAGGCAGACGGCGCGCAGTTGTTCCTCCCGCCACTCGCAGCGCATCTGCCACAGTTTGCGATACCACCAGTCCGCGCACAGCATACGCGCCAGCGACGGTGGAATCAGTTCATAGGGCACCGGCTTGCGGCGGCGCTTTTTGCGGCGTAGCTGCTCAAAGGCAGGCGGGATGACCTCAAGGCGCATCGCCTCTGCGGCAACCCTTTCCCATGCCTGGCGGATTTCTTCTGGTTTAACATCATCGCTGACAAACAGATCACCGCAGGCCGCATCAAGACACATGCTCATATGTGCCGCAACCAGTGTGGAAAGGCGCTTAACCTGATCCTGATTCATTTCAGGCAGTACCAGCAGCCCCTCCAGCCCGTCATGGCTCGCCATGAACCGGAAAGAGGCAGACACCTGACTGTCACGCACGCGCTCCAGCCGCTCAAGACACGGCCTGATTGTTTCGCGCAGGTAGCGGGAATAGGCTTTTTCTCTGCCCAGACTATGGAAATATTTAATCCGCTCCAGTAGAGGCTTGCTGATGTGGGACGGCATGGCGTTAACGTCAGCCAGAATGACCAGATCGGGATTAAAACGCTGCTGCTCGCGCGCCATTTTGGCACGACTAATCAGCCGGTCCTGCTCCATTTCGCGCTGGACAGGATCACGGGATTCATTGAAGAAATAGCGTTCCCAGACCTCATCGCTCAGCGCCTCACGGCGCAGCTGCTCCCGCTCGTTATCCGCAGCGTAAAGAGCGATCAGGTTTGAAAGCGCAGACTCCGGCGCAACTTCCGCCGGGTCCAGATATGGGTTAACCGCTTTTTTAGGGTTACTCCATGAAAAGGCCACGGCGGCCTCATTCGAGCCGCCGGTGGTTGGTGCATTATGTAATGTAAATTTACTCACTGCCACGCCCGCACCTCAGTTTCCACCGAGATATCTGGATCGGACGCCAAATCGACACCAAACCAGCCTGCTGATTTTGTGGCGATGATTTCTGCTGCAGATTTACTCTCACCGGCAGCCACACCCATGCTGCGCTTTGCAGTGATGCGATGGCGGGTAAAATTACGATAAAGCGAACGTGTCATGGACGTGTCGCTGTTGGACACGATAACCGGATGACCTTCTGATGACCGGCGCTCAAGAATAGACGCCAGATGATACTGATCGTCTTCTGTAAAACCGGCAGTGTGATAACCGCTAAATGTGCCATCGTATGGCGGATCACAATAAACAACATCACCAGCCTGCAGCAGCGCCAGTGTTTCATCATAGCTGGCACAGATAAACGTTGCGCGTTGAGCCTTTTCTGCAAAAGCGCGTATTTCACTTTCAGGAAAATACGGATTTTTATAATTACCGTAAGGGACATTAAAATGACCGCTCAAATTATAGCGGCACAATCCACGATAACCATGGCGATTAAGATAAAGGAAAAATACAGCTTTCCAGAAATCGGTGGTTTCAGCAGAATAATTAAAATCCTGACGGATTTTGTAATAAGACTCTGGGCTATTTGTGCTGGCAAAGAATCCTTTTGCATTTGAAATGAATTTATCGCAGTCAAATGCAATATGCTTATAAAGATTTATCAGGTCTGGATTAATATCCGCGACAAGATAATGAGGATAGTCTGTCGCCATCATTACAGCGCATGAACCAGCGAAAGGTTCAACCAGACGCGGGCCAGCAGGAAGGTGCTTAATCAGTTCCGGCATGATGGCGGTTTTATTTCCCGCCCATTTCAGGATAGTGCTCATACAACACCTCCGTTGTAGTGTTTGCCTTTCAGTTCTGCGATTTCCTGACAAGTGACGCAGCACTGCACGCCCGGAACGGCACGGCGGCGAGCTGGCGGGATCGGCGCATCGCAATCAATGCAGAGAACACGAGAAATGCCCGGCGCTTTATTGCGGGCGGTGTGGATGTGGCGCTGGCGTTCTTCTTCAACGTGCTGCTGTACAAGGTCCATTGAATCAGCCATCAGTGGATCTCCTGCGCTTCGTTCTGAATCTTCACCGCTTCCTGACGCAGCAGCTCAGCCGCTTCCGTGTGGTTAAGCTGACGTGACACGATACGAGTAGCTAAAGAATCCAGACGTGCAGCCATCACATCTGCGCGTCCCCGGCGTTCTTCTTTGCGTGCCTCAGTCAGCAACAGGTTGAGTCCAGCATCATCTGGTCCGGTTTTAGTGGTACGGGTTTCGATATTTCGCATAGTTGTTTCTCCTGAATTTGGGCAACAAGAAGCCCGGCGGGTTTACGCCATTAATTTCTGTTGTGGATTAATTCGGCATGGTTAGCCGTTTGGGAAATAAGCTCACCACTGCACGAAAATGATTCATTGCTTTCACCAGTTCCCGCTTTTCGTCAGTAGTCAGATCACTAATATTGACGCCGTGACGTTCTGCCGGAATTTTTGCCATATAAAAAATGGCTGCCAGTGCCCGCTCATTCTGTTTATTATTTACGTCGCGTGGATCGCGCATATCTTTAATAAACCTTTCAAGCTCCGGCTCAATATTCAGACCAAACACTTTAGCCCTCAATTCCGCAATATGGTTCAGTCCGTCCAGGCGTTTACCGGGGCTTAATGGAACAGTCGCCGTAGCGCCTTCAATAGCCATGATTTCCCCTGTTTGGTTGTGGACAGGTCAGCCAGCAGTTCATCCTGAGAGCGGCACGGGTGCCAGCGCTTACCATCCTTCCCCATGATCCAGCCATGACCGTAGTGCATTGCCGGGCTTTGCTTTACAAGAAGTGACGCGAAAGATGGTTCTTTAGTCAGCATAACCACCTCAGATCAGGCCGAACGAAGCGCCGAGGCCCGTCACGGTATCCACCGCGCTTGCCATCGCCGGGTTAGCCTGCAAACGCGCCTGCATGGAAACGGCAGCCAGTGCCATCAGACGAGTTACAGAGTTAATGCTGCTGATAACATCGCGGCGGCCTGCGGTGGTTTTCACATCACCCGATACGGCACCGGCAGCAACACGTCCGATTTCAGCAGTAGCGCTCATGACGTAATGCGGCAGCTTCTCTTTTGCCACTTCGTTCATCGGTACACATGGCAAGCAGTGAATCTGAGCCAGAAAGCCGTCAACCAGCGTGGAGTCCTCAGTAAGATCGGTGAGCAGCCAGATTTCCGGCGGCGTGAGCTGATGGGGCTGATCGGGGTTAAGTTTGTTGCGCAGCGTCTGGACCTTCATTCCTGCGCGGTCTGCCAGTTTCGCCATATTGTGACGCAACGCGAAAGCACGGCAGGCATCGTCGAAATGTGGATGTTTGGAAATCTTATAATCAAACATGTTTCATACCTCAAAAGTTCACATAATTGAACTTAACAACCAACTACAACGTTGTAATTGAATGCAGACTTGTCCATGTTTTTGCTCGCTTGGTCCTTTTTGTATTTGAGGTAAAGAATGAATACGCGCCCTTTGTTTTTTTCTTTCTTTTCAATGTAGTTGGCCAGTTTACCTTTATGAATCATCTGATAAACCGAGCCACGGGAGTACCCCTCCCATTCAGCGAACTCAGCAGGAGTCGCTATAACTTTTGGTACACGAATTGAAATATCAGTGCTCATAGTGCAGTATCTCTCGGTTAAGGTTTGGTTTACGTCGTTTTATCTTGTTTTATATGATTCAAAGGTTGATACACAGAGATACTACGATCCAATATTTGATACGTCAACAGGATTAAATAATGATACAGGTAAAGGCGGGCGAGAATACTGGGGGAAGAGAAGCTATCCATAGGCTAATGGCTGCCTACGATTTCAAGTCAAGACAGCAACTATGCGATCATCTTGGTGCGTCTAAAAGCACCATGGCAAACAGATACTTAAGAGACAGCTTTCCTGCGGAATGGGTAATTCAGTGCGCTCTTGAAACAGGGGTATCTTTGCTCTGGCTAACCACCGGGCAAGGCGAGCCAGGCTCAAATGTTGACACAAAAAAAGATATCAATTTCGTGAACTCCGGCAAAGTTAAACATCTTTCGGACCTTGTTTCTCCTGAAATTGACAAAGCGGCTCTTACTAATGGCTCGTTAGTTGAGGAAGGCAAAGCAATCATTGACAGCAGCCTGCTACCTCCCAGCTCCAGTAACCTACTTTTGGTTAATACCAGTGGTGACTCATATTTGGTCGATCGCAGCCAAACACCACCAGTTAACGGAGTATGGCTGGTTGATATTGACGGAATAAAAAGCATTGTGAAGTTAACTCGCCTGCCAGGAAACAGGTTAGTTGTGCATCAGGATGAATCATCTTTTGAGTGCAGCCTGGATGATATCGAGATAGTAGGCCATGCCTTAAAAATAATTAAGAGCCTTTGATATGACCATCAGAAAACAGCCAAACGGGAAATGGTTGTGCGAGTGTTACCCGACCGGGCGCGACGGAAAGCGAGTACGCAAGCAGTTTGCGACGAAAGGCGAGGCTATAGCATTTGAAAACTTCACCATGGATGAAGTTAACAAAAAGCCCTGGCTGGGAGAAAAAGAAGACCGGCGCCATTTGTCAGAGGTGATTGAGCAATGGCATTCACTCTACGGACAGACCCTTGCGGACCCTAAACGCCTAATGGCGAAACTCAGAATTATTTGCAATGGCCTAGGTGATCCCATTGCATCGGAGTTAACCGCAGGTGATTTCACAAAATACCGGGAAGCCCGGTTAAAGGGGGAAATTAAAAATGAAGATGGCGTACTCATGGCGCCAGTTAAACCCCGGACAGTAAACCTTGAACAACGCAACCTCTCCTCTGTATTTGGCACGCTGAAAAAGATGGGGCATTGGTCAGCACCAAACCCCTTAGCAGGGCTGCCCACATTCAAGATCGCTGAAGGGGAACTGGCGTTCCTGGCTGAGGATGAAATCAAACGCCTGCTAGATGCCTGCGCTGATTCTCAAAGTCCTAGCCTGCTGATGATTGCAAAAATTTGCCTGGCGACCGGCGCACGCTGGAGCGAAGCCGAAAACCTGCAGGGACATCAGCTATCAAAGTATCGAATTACCTATACCAAAACCAAAGGTAAGAAAAACAGGACCGTACCGATCTCTCAGGAACTGTACGATGAACTCCCCAAAAACCGAGGAAGGTTATTCACTCCATGCAGAAAAGCTTTTGAGCGTGCAGTGAAACGGGCTGGCATTGATTTACCTGAGGGACAATGCACCCACGTACTGCGTCATACCTTTGCAAGTCATTTTATGATGAATGGAGGAAACATACTGGTACTGCGCGATATTCTGGGCCACGCAGATATCAAAATGACGATGGTATACGCCCACTTTGCCCCCGACCATCTGGAAGATGCAGTAACAAAAAACCCGCTTCACAATCTTAACTGGAACCGATAATTTATGGCGGCAGATTGGCGGCATAGACTTAAAATCATATAAAACCTGACGAACACCAATTACAATAACATGATGATTTCATTATTAAATATCTGTTTTTATTACTATTAAAATGGTATGTAGAAATTTCGGACGCGGGTTCAACTCCCGCCAGCTCCACCAAAATTCTCCATCGGTGATTACCAGAGTCATCCGATGAAGTCCTAAGAGCCCGCACGGCGCAAGCCCTGCGGGCTTTTTTGTGCCCTCAATTTGTCCCGCGAAGTCCGAAGAGAACTAATTAAATCCGAACCTTTTAGGCCCATTGATAGGCCCAACGAAAAGCTCTATTGTTTTTGTTGGGCCTAAACGCATGGAGATTCCCCATGGCAAGAAAAACCAAGCCGTTAACCGATACGGAAATCAAAGCCGCCAAACCTAAAGATGCCGATTACCAGCTGTATGATGGTGACGGGCTTACTCTATTAATCAAGTCCAGTGGTAGTAAGCTCTGGCAGTTCCGTTACTATCGACCGCTGACAAAACAGCGAACCAAACAGAGCTTCGGTGCCTACCCTGCTGTCTCCCTTTCTGATGCGCGTAAACTCAGAGCTGAATCTCGAGTCTTGTTGGCGAAAGATATTGATCCTCAGGAACATCAGAAAGAACAGGTAAGAAATTCTCAAGAGGCTAAAACCAACACTTTCCTGTTAGTTGCCGAGCGTTGGTGGAATGTGAAGAAAGCCAGCGTAACAGAGGACTATGCCGACGATATCTGGCGCTCGCTTGAGAGAGATGTTTTCCCAGCAATCGGCGATATCAGTGTCACTGAGATTAAGGCTCATACTCTGGTTAAAGCTGTTCAGCCGGTTCAGGCCAGAGGTGCATTAGAGACTGTTCGCCGCCTTTGTCAGCGTATTAACGAAGTCATGATTTATGCGCAGAACACAGGCTTGATTGATGCAGTTCCCAGTGTAAATATCGGAAAAGCATTTGAGAAACCGCAAAAGAAAAACATGCCAAGCATCTGCCCGGATCAACTTCCGCAGCTAATGCAGACTATGCGTACGGCAAGTATCAGCTTGTCCACAAGATGCCTTTTCATGTGGCAACTTCTCACCATCACCCGCCCTGCCGAGGCCGCTGAGGCTCGATGGGGTGAGATCGATTTCAATGCTAGCGAATGGAAAATTCCTGCAGCTCGAATGAAGATGAACCGGGACCATACGGTTCCACTATCCGATGAGGCTCTTTCTATTCTGGAAATGATGAAGTCACTCAGTGGTGGACGAGAGTTTATCTTTCCCAGTCGCATCAAACCAACCCAGCCAATGAACAGCCAGACAGTGAATGCAGCACTCAAGCGTGCTGGCTTAGGAGGCGTACTCGTATCACACGGTCTACGTTCTATCGCTAGTACGGCACTCAATGAGGAAGGATTTCCGCCTGATGTCATTGAAGCAGCACTGGCTCATGTAGACAAAAATGAGGTACGTCGCGCTTATAACCGCAGTGATTACCTTGAGCAACGTCGCCCTATGATGCAATGGTGGGCTGATTTCGTGATGGCAGCGGATCGCGGAAGCGTGATTGCAGATGGGATAAAAGGGATGCGGTTAGTGGGATGATAAGAATGGGTTAAGTCCAGCTCAGATTTTCCCTATAGATAGGTTAATACTTTATTTTTGAATCAAATACTTACTGGATCTGACCGTCCTTAACTGGACTAACCCTACCTCAGTAGGCATATTCTGTCCTCACGACGAAACCGGTTCTTAAGCCTCCGGACTGACGCCTCCGAGGTTGCTTTGAACCGCTCCAAGTTTCCGGGAGAATGTTGAACCTGTAAACTCAGCCACGGGACCGCTCAACCTACTATCGAACATCTGGTATGAACTTTGCCTCCATAGACGATGGAACCTCCGCCGGCCCACGAAGACTGCTCCTATGTGCTTGTTCCGATGACACAGATACTAAGTCTATGGGGGCGATTCCAGCTCATGGCATATCGGTCCGCCCCCTAGTGTATCACTCACGTATTTTTCTTGATTAAATATAACTGCTATGATCGGCACAACTATTCTGATGGTATAGAATAAATTGCAATTCGTAATATTAAAACATTAATGGACGAGGAAATAACATGCAAGGTTTAAATTACCTTTCAGAAATTGAAAAATTAAAGCTTTTCAAAAACATTCGAATTGGAATGAGTTCAGAAGAAGAATTTGAGGCTTTCCTTACCTCTGTAGGGAATGATGAAAATAAAAATGAAATAAAAAGGCGAATTAACGGTTTGTTTTTAGAGGATGAATTCGCTTTGCTGTGCTTTTTCATGGAAGTATGTACAAGTCTAACCTCTTTAGGTCAATCACCAGTAAATAACACTGGCATTAAGGTGCCAGATTATCTGGCTAGTTTTAATATGCCAAAAGGGAAGGAATTAAAATGTTTTATTGAGGTGAAGACGAGCAATGCTCTAGAAACTAAAAAAATATCAGGGTCTTTCTTGAATAAGTACAGTGAGTTTTGTCATAGATTCCGACACCCTTTATTTATAGCATCACGCATACATCAAAACAATCTTCTTTTCTGGATATTGCAAAGCGAGAGCGAGTTTATAAACTCTGGTCGAAAAGTAGATGTGAGTAATATAACAAATAATAGTGGATGTATTCTTTTGGATGATTGGTTTATTTCCTCAATTAATGCTTTAACAGTGACAATTCATTTTAGCGAACACCCTTTAGTATCCCAGGCCAGATATGAGGATAAGGGGTATTTACATCAAATTACCGTATCACAGAAGCATGAAGGAAATATTTTCGAGTTTAATCTTAACGAGAAGGAATTCGTTTTAAATGCATTCCTAGATGAGTTTCAGTCTAATGATACTTATCATAAAGAAAAAAATATATTAGTAAGAGAAATACCTGAACACTCTGCTAATCTAATAAGCAGTTTATTACTAAAAATGAACATGCGAGTAATTGATTCAGAAAGTCCAGATGACAGATTGAATGCCAGTAGAATGTTGGCGAAAATAGAATCAGGTTATAGTACTTACATAAACAAAAGTTATCTTAAAAAAATAATAGATAGTTTGAATAAAAAATCAATCGTAAGTGGTGCTGGTATTATTTTTGCCCCAATGGGGCTTGGGAGTAGCCATGATAGAAAAAAGAAATTGGGTGAATTACTCAAAATTTCTAGATGA